AATCTACTGGTGTTATGCCTCACCTCAAAATGTATGACGCAAGTTCTTTGGCATATCGTCAAGGTCGTACTCGCAGGGGTAGTTATGCTGCTTACTTGTCTATTGATCATCCAGATATAATCAACTTCCTAGAGATGCGCAAGCCAACAGGCGACCAAAACATGCGCACTCTAAACATGCACCATGGTATTAATATCCCTGATGCATTTATGGAAATTGTTGAGCAGTCAATGTTGGATCCAAACTTTGATGATAAGTGGGATTTGGTTGATCCTGCTTCTAAGATTGTACGTGAAACTGTATCAGCAAAAGAACTCTGGCAACGTATTCTTGAAATGCGTATGATGACAGGAGAACCATACTTACATTTCATCGATGAATCAAATCGCAAGATGCCACAACACTTGAAAGATCTTGGTTTAAAGATTAATCAATCAAATCTCTGCTCTGAGATTATTCTACCAACTAATGAGAAACGCACTGCTGTTTGTTGTTTGTCATCATTGAATTTGGAATACTATGATGAGTGGAAAGATCATCCACAGTTCCTTCGTGATACGGCAGAAATGCTTGATAATGTTCTTCAATACTTTATTGATAATGCACCAAAGACTATCAAACGTGCAATCTATTCAGCAAAGCAAGAACGATCTATCGGTATCGGTGCACTTGGTTGGCATGCGTATCTTCAAAAGAATAACATCCCGTGGGAAAACCCTATGGCGATTGGTAGAAATAAAAACATCTTTAAAACTATAAGAGAGAAATTAGATGTCGCTAATAAAGAACTTGGATTGGAGAGGGGTGAAGCACCTGATGCAGTGGGTACTGGGAATAGGTTTAGTCATCTTATGGCTATTGCTCCCAATGCTTCTTCTTCCATTCTCATGGGCAATACTAGTCCTAGCATTGAACCTTATCGTGCCAATGCTTATCGCCAGGATACTCTATCGGGTTCTCACCTAAATAAGAATCGTTATCTTGATGAGATGATTATTAAAATATCAAATGAGAAACCAGCTGAGTGGTATGGTGATACTTGGTCAAGCATTATTGCCAATGATGGTAGTGTACAGCACTTGGATTGGATGAGTGATTGGGATAAAGAAGTATTTAAGACTTCAATGGAAATTGATCAACGTTGGTTAGTACAGCATGCAGCTGATCGCCAAGAATATATTGACCAAGCCCAGTCATTGAATGTTTTCTTTAGACCTGACAGTCATATCAAATATATTCACGCTGTTCACTTCCAAGCATGGAAGCAAGGATTGAAGACTATGTACTACTGTCGTAGTGATAAAATTGCCAAGGCAGATAAAGTATCAAAGCGTATTGAGCGTGAGGTCATTAAAGAAATTGACCTCCACGCACTAACAGGGGATGCAGACACTTGTCTAGCATGCGAAGGATAACAAATGATAACTAAAACAAAAAACAATTTAACAGACGAACGAACTTATTTTAAACCATTCAACTATCCGTGGGCATATGATGCATGGCTAAAGCATGAACAGAGTCACTGGCTTCATACTGAAGTTCCAATGGCAGAAGATGTTAAAGACTGGAAAAAGAAACTAACTAATGAAGAAAAACAATTCCTCACCAACATCTTCCGATTCTTTACGCAGGGAGACATTGACGTTGCTGGTGGTTATGTTAATAATTATCTACCTTATTTTCCACAACCTGAAATAAGAATGATGTTAATGGGTTTTGCTGCACGTGAGGCATTACACATTGCTGCTTACTCACATCTGATAGAAACTCTCGGTATGCCTGAGTCCACTTATAACGAGTTTCTCGAATATCAAGAAATGAGGGATAAGCATGATTACGTTTTGGAACTTTCTAGTAGGAATGGGACTCTTAGTAGTGTCGCTGAGCATATCGCTGTGTTTTCTGCTTTTACTGAGGGAATGCAGCTTTTTAGTTCTTTTATTATGTTGCTTAATTTTCCTCGCCATGGTATCATGAAGGGAATGGGGCAAATTGTTACTTGGTCTATTGTTGATGAAACGATGCACTCTGAGAATATGATTCGTTTGTTTAAAGAGTTTATTAAAGAGAACAATGAAATCTGGAATGATGATCTCAAAGGTAAAATTTATACAATCGCTGAAAACATGGTACAGTTAGAAGATAAGTTTATCGATCTCTGCTATGCTGCTGGCGATATGCGTGAACTTTCTGCAGCTGATGTTAAACAGTATATTCGTTACATTGCTGATCGCAGATTGATTAGCCTTGGTATGAAAGGTATATACAAAGTTAAACGCAACCCACTACCATGGGTCGAAGAAATGATCAACGCACCAGTACATGGTAACTTCTTTGAGAATCGTGTAACTGACTATGCTAAAGGTGCACTCTCTGGTTCTTGGAATGATGTATGGGGTAAAGCAGCATGATCAAACACTTTGAATGTGAAGAGTGTGGAGCCGAAGGTAAGATAACCGTAAAGGGAACTGAGCATCGGTTAGAAGACATCGTTTATTGTCCAATATGTTCTGGCGATATTTTCGAAGATGAGGACATCGAAGAGGATGAATAAATAGTTCACCTATGTGGACTCATTTAAAAGAAACAGTTGAAGAATTACCAGAAGATTGCGTTGGGTTTGTTTATCAAATAACAAACCTGACCAATAGTCGCAAGTATATCGGTAAGAAGTTAGCCAAATTTGCGAAGACTACATACAAAGTAGTTAAACTTAAAAATGGAACCAAGAAGAAAAAGAAGATTCGTTCAAAGATAGATTCTGATTGGATGGATTATTATGGTTCAAGCATTGAATTAAACAAAGACGTAGAAGCACTGGGTAAAGAAAACTTCACCAGAGAAATATTATATTATTGTAAATCAAAAGCTGAGTGCTCTTACGTGGAAGCACGAGAGCAATTCAATAGGAGAGTATTGGAATCAGACGACTATTACAATGGACAGATATCTGTTCGAGTCCATGGTTCTCATATTAAAAATAAGTTATGACATATTTACTGTTCGCCACAGCACTAGCTCTATCAGCCTGTGCTGCTTACTATTCAGTTATGGGACTAGTAGCAATATTTGCTGCTGCGTTCTATCCAATTCTAATTATGGGATCCTTACTCGAGATATCTAAACTCGTAGTAGCATCATGGATATACCAAAATTGGAAAGAAGTTCCAAGGTTGATGAGGTATTATTTCACATCAGCTTTGGTCATTCTGATGATATTGACCTCTATGGGTATCTTTGGTTATCTATCAAAAGCCCACTTAGATCAGGCAATACCATCAGGTGATGTGCAATCAAAACTTGCACTAATAGATGAAAAAATTAAAACCGAAAAGGAGAATGTAAATGCAAGCCGTAAAGAACTTACTCAACTCGATGCTCAAGTGGATCAAACCATCAGCAGAACAACCGAAGCCAGTGGAGCAGAGCGAGCCATTGCCATCCGTAGAGGACAGCAAAAAGACCGTAACAGAATCCTCAACGAAATCGGTGCCAGCCAAACGAAAATCGCCAAGTACCAAGAAGAAAGGCAACCCATCGCCAGCGAAGTCCGTAAAGTCGAAGCAGAAGTAGGACCAATAAAATACATTGCAGCACTAATTTATGGTGACAATCCAGAAACTGATGTATTAGAAAAAGCAGTTCGCTGGGTTATCATTATGATTGTTATTGTATTTGATCCATTGGCAGTGTTAATGTTGGTTGCTGCTAACTGGAACATGAAGCAAAAGAAACGTAAACCTGAACCAATTATTGAACCTGACTTTGAACAAGGTTTCATTGCTCAAGAAGTTGGAGCAGTTATTCCTGAGGCAATGGTTGTGGAGGAAGCTGAACCCAAATCTAAGTGGGATCAAATATTTTCCAAGATAAACTTCAGTAAAGCAGAACCACTTTTAGAAGAAACTAAAGACGTTATTAGTAAGTACTTTTCTAAAAAACAAGATGATCCCTCACATATGCATACACTCGATTTAATCGATAATGTAGAAATTGATGAAAAAACAGAAATAACTACAGATGTTGTAGGCGAACCACATAGGATTATTAAGCCTCTATCATGAGGTAAACCTTAAAATCGCCTAAATAGTTTTAGATCCAAGGGATTAAATCCCATAATTATAACAAAATGGACTAAAATGGATTACTTTAAACTGGTGGCTGAGGTAGGTTTCCCAATTGCTGCAGCCTTTGCAGCAGGATACTTTGTATTCCTAACTCTAAAATTCATTCTGGCTGGCGTAACATCCTCTGTTAAGAGCATGGCTGGAATTATCGGAGCACTTGATAAACGAGTCGCTTCCATGAATCACGATATCATTCGCATCGATACTAAAGTCTCCCACGCACTCCATATACCACCTGACCTAGACAGGATCGCTAGAGCAGAACAAATTGATGCGAGGAGAGACTAATGATATTTACATTTACAGTAACTGGTGAACAACTATATGCTTTTTGTCTGTTTTGTTTTATTGCTGTACTGTTTTACATCTACACCAAAATTGATGGAGATGATCACCTGACTCATATTAGACATAATATTGAGATGAAAAAAGAATGGTTTAGAATGCTTGCTGAAAGGAACGCAAAATGATTTACGTAGATTACAATTTTGATTTAAACGATAATGTTATTATTTTTGATGCAGAGTTAAAACTCTCTGGTCAAACAAACGGAAATAAATGGGGTAACCTTCCAGAAGCATGGAAAGAAGGTGATACCTTTAAACTTGTAACTAATCCCAATGGGAAAGTTGCGTTACTAAGAACTAAAGCGTAGATATGGATGTTGTATCTCTAATTAACAAATATGGATTTCCTATTGTTGCCGCAGGTGGCATGGGTTATTTGGTTTATTATGTTTGGAAATGGGTTACAACTGAGATTAAACCAGTAACGACTGAAGCAAATAATGTATTGATCGCATTAATCGATCGAATTAGAATGTTGGATAACGACCTTATCCGATTAAATCAAAAAGTGAATGTCATCCTTTCGTTGCGTGAACAGGGAAATTTAAAAGATGATTCACAAAAGAGTACTGCTGATAGCACTGATAAGTAATGTTGCATTTGCTACACCATTACCTGATCAGACATTTAAGTCGCCATCATTCAATGGTGTTGGCTACTCTTCACACGTTCTAACAATAGAGAATCAAGAATATACTCGTAAACAACAAATAGCAAAAGATATTCAAGCAGCATTAGATAAAGCAAAAGCTGATGCTGCAAATACTAATATTTCTAAGTTTATGAATAACTTAGAATCTCGTATATACGCTCAAATCTCGCAAAATTTAGCAACCGCAATGTTTGCCAATGGTGGGTCAAATTCTGGCTCATTAAATTTTGAAGGTAATACTATATTTTGGACCAAAGACAGCAGTAATGTTTACTTAACTGTAACTGACGCTGTTGGAAATCAAACTACAGTAACTGTACCACTAGGACAGTTTATATTCCAATGAGATACTTACTTTTATTAACTCTATTATTATCTGGATGTGCAGTAGTCCAGAAAGCAGGATTTGAATATCAACCAGAAGTAACTGTAAACAAACTCGAGAAAGAGTTTGATGCTGTTCCTGCACCAGATGGAAAGAAACTAACAGTTGCTGTTTATAGTTTTAAGGATTTGACTGGACAAAGAAAACCAACTCCTGGTGTTGCTTCTTTTAGTACAGCTGTTACACAAGGTGCTGAAGTATTCTTGATTCGTGCTTTACAAGATGTTGGTAAATCACAATGGTTTGATGTAGTAGAACGTGTTAATGTAGATAATCTGACAAAAGAAAGAACTATCATTCGTCAGATGCGTGAAGCATACGAAGGTAAAGATGCGAAACCACTAATGCCACTTCAGTTTGCAGGAATTATTCTTGAAGGTGGTATCATTGGTTACGACTCTGGTAATGAATCTGGTGGTGCTGCCCATAGGTTTCTTGGAATTGGCACTCAGACTCAATACTCGAAAGATATTGTTACTGTTAGTTTAAGAGCAGTATCTGTTAATACAGGAAAGGTTCTTGCCTCAGTTCATGTGCAGAAAATTGTTTATTCAACTGCTGATAGTGTAGCTATTTTAAAATTTATTCAGAATGGAACAGAAGCATTTGAAGCTGAGGCAGGTTTAACAATTAATGAAGCTGGTACGTTGGCAATAAAGGCAACAATCGAAGCAGCAGTTGTTGAGTTGATTAAAGAAGGTGAGCGTAAGGGTGTGTGGGACTACAAAAAAGCTGTACTTGTAAGTATTCCTACACCAACTACAGTACCAGAACCTGTAGTTGTGTATGAGAAGAAAGAAGAACCAAAGGTTGATATAAAGAAGCCAGAGGTTAAATCTTCAAATATGATTTTAAAAAATGACGTGTATGTTAGAAAAGAACCAGATGGTGTAGTAAGAATGTGGTTCTTCGCTAAAGATACTGAAGTGGTAATTAATAGCCCAGTTGACAGTAGT